GAAAAGTAACCAAAACGACTCGGCCAACCCCAAGATCACTCAAATCCCAGTAAGGCAAGACTGATCTATGGCGTTACTTGCAGCGGCCCTCGACCGGTTCACTGATGTGTCCATTAAGTCAGTGATTCAGGAAGAACAATTACAAAACTTCCGGAAAGCACTCACTCAAGCCAGTACCATCATGCCCTACGCAGCCTCCCCTGCTGCGGCAAACGCGCTGGAAGCCATGGGCATAATTACCAACCCATTCGCTGCCCACGTGCACACTCACGCGGCCGCCAAAGCCATTGAGAATCAACTTCTCAAGGTGGTTGGCCTCGCCCTTCCCCAGGAACCCGTGACATTTTACTTTCTGAAGCGCCAGAAGTTGAATGCCTTGGGAAGGAACCCGCGGCTCAAAGATATATTCAACAATCAATTGATTGAGCCTAGGGACTTTGCGCGATACACTCCTGATACATGGTGTGACCACTTAATTGCACCCACCACCCCGATAGCCTACATATCAGACGCACTACACTTCCTAACTCCCCATTTTGTGATGTCTATGTTCAAACACAACCCTGTGTTAAAGACTTTGTATGCCACTCTGGTTCTACCACCAGAGGCCATGCATCGACATCCATCCCAGATGCCCGAAGTGTACACAATCAACTATGACTACGGGGGCTTCCAGTACTTACCTGGAGGTCACGGTGGAGGAGCCTACCACCATGAATTCAGCTCCTTAGAGTGGCTCAAGGCTGGCCACTTGACATATCCTGACCCAGCAACCGGTAGACGGCTGACGGTCACTGTTCAGATGCAGGAGAGCCTAGGGGCGAACCACCTCTTCATATTCACTAGAGGTAAATTATTAACGCCCCGGGTGCGGACCTTTTCGCAGAACCAGAGTGTAGTTCTGCCCAAGCTTTTCCACCCCACCCAACTATGTGCTTCCAACCCAATTCCAAAAACATTCGCCATGCAAATGTTACTATACGCCAAGAGCGTTAAGGAAGTCACATTCCGGGACATCATGGCCAAAATAAGGCAGCTGATCCCGACGTCTGAGTTGCACAGATACCAACCAGACGAGCTCATCCACATAGCGAATTACTTCTACTTCGTCACCCACCGTGACGCTATATGCGCTAACTCCCACGTCCTAGATTCCAGTTGGTTCACGCAAGGCTTCAATGCCATGGCTGAAAAACTGAAGCACCATTGGAGGGAGTACTTTGGGAAGACCAGTTTCGAAAAACTGCTTGCCATGCTCGACTGGCAAGTCTTTACCTATTCATTAGAAGTGGAGGAGATTGTTGTGGAGTCTCCTTTCTTCCCAAAACCTGGGTCTGTGGAAGATCTCCGCAATGACCCATGGGAATTACCTGAGTCGATGCCGGAAGACTCAGATTCTGAAGATGAGGCCAAGCCTTCAACTCCCCCTCCACAGCCCATTCAATCAGTAGACCCTGACAATGTCTTACCCTGGAGTAACTGCCTACACATACTCAAAGCTTGTGGCTTCCAGGGCAATCAGAGGCAATACTGTGGAGAGGAACCCATCATGCCCATCAAGGACATCAGGAAGCTACCTGATGCTGAAGCCCCTGACGCACCAGAAGAGCTGATCACTAGACTCAAAGCGATCAGGAGGCATCCCACTCTAGTCACCATGGATGTAAGTAGAGGCAAAGCTTACGCCAGTGACGTGAAGAATAATAGGGTAGGCGCGGTCCTACGAAATGAAACCGTGGAGTGGAAGAAGAATTTTGCGACCCGAGTCGAGCTTGGGAACAGGACACTGCCCGTTGTGGTCATACACGGGGCAGGCGGATCAGGCAAATCACATGTCCTGCAAGAATTCTTACGTAACCAGGCACATGGTTACGACCAGGTGGGACTAGTGCTGCCCACCGTGGAGCTGAGGGCCGACTGGATGGCAAAAGTGCCTAAAATGAAAGAGCGCAATTTCCGTACTTTTGAGAAGGCTATGGTCCAACCCTCACCACGTACTGTAATAATGGACGACTATAGCAAGCTACCTGCGGGTTACGTGGAGGCTTTCTGCCTGTTCCACCCTGAAGTTCGGACCCTGATTTTAACAGGGGATCCGCAGCAGACCTCACATTATGAGGCCAATGACCAAGCCATGTCTTCAAAACTGGCCCCAGCGGTTGAGGTGTTTGCCCCTTATTGCCGTTATTACCTCAATGCAACCCATCGCAATAAGCGTGATTTGGCCAATATGTTAGGTGTATATGGCGAGCAAGCAGGCTCTACCCATATCACCAAGTCCTCCACTACATTATCAGGCTGGCCAATCATAGCCCCATCGCTGGCCAAGAAAACCTGCTTAACAGAGTTGGGTCACCGAGCGTACTCCTACGCTGGGTGTCAGGGCCTGACCACACCGCGGGTACAAATACTACTAGATAACAACACAGCCCTCTGTTCCAAGGAGGCCATGTACACCGCACTGTCCCGAGCGCGAGACGCTATCCATTTCATCAACACGGGACCCAACTCAACAGAGTACTGGCAAAAACTTAGTGCCACGCCGTACTTGAAAGCCTTCCTGGACCTGCACCGGGAAGAGGTGGCCACTGCCGTGGAGGCGCCAGCACCGGCTGAACCTGAAATAGTGCCGGAGCCTAAAACTCACTTCCCCGCAACCAACGCGGGTATGCTGCTGGAACCTATGAAAGAAGCGCTTATAGATAAGTATGACCGAGAGCTGCTCGACTCACGCCATGGTTATACCAACGCTATACAGACTGAGGACAGTACTGTTCAGCTGTTCCAACACCAGCAAGCAAAAGATGAGGCTCTACTATTCAAAACGATAGAGGCGAGGATCAAGATATCGAGTGTCAAAGGCAACGAGCTGGAGTATGTCATGAAGAAAGATATAGGGGACATCCTATTCCTTAATTACAAAAGAGTCATGAAGTTGCCAGACCACCCTATTCCTTTCTGCCAGGAATTGTGGGACTCCTCCAAAGCCGAAGTGCAGGCGAGGTATCTGGACAAACCAATCCAGAACCTCATTAATGGAAAGGACAGACAGTGCCCGGACTTTCCAAAGCAACAAATCGCCCTCTTCTTGAAGTCACAGTGGGTCAAGAAGACTGAGAAGATAGGAGCCATCCCTGTCAAACCCGGACAGACCATAGCTTCCTTTATGCAGGAGACGGTCATGCTGTACGGGACTATGGCTCGATACATGAGGCGACTAAGACGGGCCTACCAACCATCCAACATATTTATCACCTGCGAAAACACGCCAGAGGAACTGGATAGTTGGGTCAAGGAACGCTGGAAATTTTCTAGACCAGCACACAGCAATGACTTCACAGCTTTCGACCAATCCCAGGATGGCGCCATGCTGCAATTTGAAGTCATCAAGGCCAAGCATCACTCCATACCTGAAGACATAATTGAATCCTATGTGCGTCTCAAAACAAACGCACATATTTTCCTGGGAGTGATAGCCATAATGAGATTATCCGGGGAGGGGCCAACCTTTGACGCCAACACCGAATGTGCCATAGCTTACCATCACACTAAGTACAGAGTGTCTGACGATACCAGTCAGCTATACGCTGGGGATGATATGGCGCAGGATAACACCCCCATCCTGAAGGAATCTTTTAGCATGATTTCTGATAAACTGACCCTAACTTCAAAAGAAGTTAAACATGCTCAGACGCCCGGGGAATACGCAACGTTCTGTGGTTGGATGATTACCCCACAAGGCATACTTAAGGAACCAAAGAAATTGTATGCCTCCCTGGCGCTCGCTAAAGCTATAGGTAAGGAAGATGAAGTCCGGGTCAACTACGCGCATGACCTGAAACACGCATACAGCATGGGCGATAAGTTGCATGATGTGCTCACTGAGGAGCAAGCTTCCTACCACCAAGCCACAACTCGGGAGTTACACCTCATGGGGTGTAACGCCATCTTAAACCAGCTTTAGTAAAGGGGTTAAGTTTCCCGTGTATTGAATGGAGTTGTACACGGGAGAGCTACAGCAGAAATTCCATCGGACAAACGTGCCACTGAAATTCCCTATAGTCTTGCATACAGTAGCCGGAGCAGGCAAGACTACGTTCGTCCGTCAACTGATCAACAAGTACAGTCATCTGACTGCTTGCACCTTCGGCACCCCTGATCCACCCAACTTACTAGGTAGATATATAACTGCACCCTGCCCCTTTCCAGACGTGGTGGACGAGTACCCTCTCTGCGAGGAATACTCGGGGGTCAAGCTGCTAGTTGCTGACCCACTACAGCATAGAAGAGGCGTACTACCCGCCCACTACACAGGAACTCACACTTTCAGGTTTGGCAAATCCACTTGTGACCTACTGAAGACTCTGGGAGTGGTAGCCACCTCAGATAAAGAAGATATTGTGAGTAGGCACCCAGCTTTCAATTTTGACCCCGAAGGTCTGATAATAGCACTGGGGCCTGAGGCGGTGGAGTTATTGGAAGCCCACTCCCTGCCTTTCCTACGTCCTTGCCAAGCTCTTGGACTGACCACATCTGTGGTCACCTTGCTGACCGACAAACCTCTCGACGAGCAGGACCCTGTGGACGCTTACATTTCAATAACGAGGCACACGGACAAGCTCAACATCCTGAGCTGATGCCTCTACAACCACCCACAGACTACACACGCATTTACTCATTCTTAGTCATAGGCGTATCGTGTGTAACGATACTGTACCTGCTCACACGCAGCACCCTGCCCCATGTAGGAGACAACATACATCACCTACCTCATGGAGGCTGCTACAGGGATGGCACGAAGTCCATATACTACGGCTCAGCAAAGAGAGGGAGCCACCCCTACCCTGACAAGCTCTGGGCTTTCTTGGCTATTTCAGGGCTCGTCTTTGCCATTTATTGGACTCGGCCTCGCCGCGCTTGCCCTTGCACTTGCCCTAGGTGTGTCGAACCCTCGGCAGTGCCTAATAACAATTGATGGCGCGGGGGCCATACTCCAGGGCTGCGGGGAAATTCAAGACTTACCCGCGGTAATTAACGCCCTGCACTACGCAAAGGGGTTAAGTTACCCTAATATTCGAAATTGCGAGTATGGCTACCACGAACACTGTGAGCAAGTTCGGTCCTGCGAACATGCAAGCTTGGATGGACCTTAAATATGAACCCACCTCTGAGAGCCTGGTGTCAGAGGGTGAACTACTGAAGATCCAGGAACAATGGGCTGCCATTGGAGTGACCGGGGATTTCTTCACGGTCGCATTCCAAGTCGCCATGGTGTGTAGCGACGCCCATTCTGGAAGCCAAACAGTGTTGCCTGGTATGTGCAACCAACACCCGAACATACCCTTATCAGCTATAGGAGGTATTATTAGGAACGTCACGACCTTGCGCCGATTCTGCCGATACTATGCGAAGTTCGTCTGGAACTATCGCGTCGCCAATGCGCTGCCCCCTGCCAACTGGGCAGAGTTAGAATTTACTGAGGAGACGAAGTATGCAGCCTTCGACTTCTTTGACGGCGTGACTAACGTAGCTGCCCTGGACCCGCCTAACGGATTGGTCAGGAACCCTTCTGAGAGGGAGTTCCAAGCGTCCAGGATTAATAGGTACGCAGCCATTGCGCGTGTCGCCAGCTCTGGCTTCACGACTACTGCCGCTGAGGTCACTAAGGGTAGGGCCACAGCCTATCAGGTGCACCTACTGGATGCACCTTAACTGGGAGAAGGACACTCCCCCGCGCATAATGACATGGTTTAAACCCCCCACTAGACATTAGAACTTAATATAATGTGTGGTTGCATGCTCGACGAAGCATGGAT